TGATGCTTTTTGTTCTTCATTATAAGTTCTGTTAAGGGCTTCTCTAGTCTCTTCTAATTTTTGATTTACTAAGTCGGCGCTCTGTGCTAGTTCTGACAGTGGGACGTTTATGAGACCCAAAGACTCCGCTATTTCATCGGTAGCAAACAATTCTGTTTGTTTGTCTTTTTGTCCTAAAAGCCTACTTTGTGCTGCTTGAATACGCATCAATTGTGCTTCAAGGTTCTTAGCCTCTTCTGCCGCCTTTGCTGCCTCTTTTCTTGTGTCTGAAAAGTGTTCAACAAGCATAAACAGACCTACTCCAATCAGACCACCACCTAAAGCAAATTGTATTGCTTTACCAGTAGTCATGGCAGTAGCGCCCATCTTAGCCATAGAAAGAGTGGCTTTACCCATTTGTCCTATCATGGGAAACATAGCAAGTGTTGTGGCAATCATGCTCATTCTCATGCCGTTTTCGCCCTGCACAACCATAGGTATAACCATACTCAACATATTTAGGGATGCTGCAAATCCCATTCCAGCCACCTTAGCCTTTTGCATAGCGGTGGCATTTTGCATCATGTCTATTTTACCTTTACTTTGTCTTAGTTCGACCGCAGCATTGATTTCTTTTTCAATATTTACCTGTTCTCTTAGAATTTGTCTTTGTCTTTCTCTGAGACTGTTGCCTTCTACTATATCTTGATTTAAAACAACACCTAGCGCAACAGAAAGTTGTTCTAATCTTACTATTTCTTCTAGTGTCATTTGTTGACCTTTTTCAGCCGCAGCAGCGAATTTTCGTAACGCAGTATATTCTTTGGTTAAATTTAACTCCAATTGCCTTTTGTAAATCATCGTTTCATAATCCATAAGCGAACCAGCAACAAAACCTCGCTCTCTAATAATTTCTTTCACTATGTCCCTTTGGGTTTGGTACTTTTCCTTCATGCCAAGTACTTCGTCATGTGTAAATGTACTTTTGGCTTTCTGAGTTCTCAACTCTTCTATTGCTAAGTTTGTTTGAACTCTTATCTGTCTTGATAGTTCTTGTTGAGCAAAAAGTTCGTCTTCTAAACGTGCGTGGGAATCTATCAGTAGTAGCCTCTGCTTTTTCATCTCAGGTATTGTTTCTCGATTTATCGTTTTACCAATCTGAGAATGGATGTTTCTCCTAACTTTATTTAAATTTATTAACTCACGTTCATTAGTTTTCTGTATTAAGAATTCTTTTGTCATTCCTTTTACTGCAAGAACACGTTGACCATATTCTTGTGTTTTGTATTGTAGCCTTTTTAATGCGGAGTTCTCTAGGCTGGTTGTAAGAGCCTGTTCGTTTGCTCTTAAACTTTCTAATTGTTTTTCGACTTTTAATTGCTGGTCTTTAGCGATTGAAGTATTTTTCGCTAAAAAGGATAGTTCTTTGCCTACTGATGCTTGTTCATTGGTTAGCATTTTTATTTGCTGCATGGTTTGTTTTTGTTTATCTATATCATAACCTGCTGCTTCTACGTTAAATCGGTAAGCCCTGTATGCACTATCGTTAGCAATAGTTTCTCCGGTGATTGCGGCAAGGACAGAGCGGATTGTTCCGAGACCAATACTGATTGCTTGAACAGTTAACTGTAATTCAAGGAAGCCTCCTTGTATTCTCATAACTTCTCTAGCCTTTACCAAACCTTCGGCCATCCCTGAAAACTCTTCCCCATACCTACCGCTAACAAAACCTTCTAACGCTTGGTTGTAACTTAACTGAACCTTTTGTGCTTCTGTCATAGCAGGTAGTAAAGCAGTACCTATTTTTGTTTTGTATTCATCTACTTGAGCAGTAACCTTTTGATACGTTTTTGTCTCAGTTTGTAACAATCTGTTACGTTCTTCCAAGGCCCCCATGTAACCCGCTTCTGCTTCTTGGGTCAATTGTAATCTTCTATCGTAATTCTCCATCAGTTTGATGAAACGAACATAGTGTCTGTTACCAGCAATAGTCTGTGCGATATTCTGCTTTTGACCTTCGTTGGTGTTATCCCAACCTTTGTCTCTTAACTGTTGCATAATATCTGTTAATGCTAACATATTACCTTCGGTGTCGTGAGTCTCAATGTTAAATTCTCGTAATTTATCTGCGGTTCCGCTAATGTTACCACCTAGACGTGCGTACATCATACGCAAAGCCCTACCAGCCGCTCCTTGTTGCTCACCAGCCTCAATAAGCGTTGCAGACATAGCGGCCATTTCTTCTATGCTTTCTCCTACCAAATGACCTTGTGCTGCGAACTGGTTCATTGTGAATGTCAATTGTTCCATCGTTGCGATAGACCTGTTTTCAACAGTGTTCAAAGCATCTAATTTATTAACGGTATTATCATAGATAGCAATCTGTTGTTCTTGTGCGCTCATAGCCATAAACTGAGCCCTTGTATTTTCACCATACATAAAGTTGGTTTGCTGCTGCAAGTTAGTCAAGCGACGCATAGCCGTTTCAGTTTCCATACCGCTAATCATAGCGAAAAGGACACCAAGTTCTGTACCTACCTGCACGTTCTGTTGACCGATAACTGCACCCATCTGAGCCATACGCTGCGCTGCTTCCATTGTCTCAACGCCAGTCATGGCATAATTTAGACCCATCTCTACGAGAGAGTCATTCATATTGTCAAGAGCCTGTTGATTGGATATGTCAATAAACTTTTCAAAGCCAACTCTCGCTTCACCAAAGGCAAGCCCGAGTTCTTTTACTTCTTCTACTAACTGGTCTATCCTTATACCAAAGTCTGATAGTGGGCCTAGAGCGGCATCAAATGAATCGAGCAATACTGCTCTCATCACGTTTGCAGAAGTCTCTACATCATAAAGGAGTTTATCCGCTTGCCATTGAGCAACTACATCGAAAAATATTCGAGATGCACCTACTCTGGTCATGGCTATCACTCCGTCTTACTGTCTTGTATAAACCCTGTGTCTCTTAAGAATTGTTCCATCTCATTCCCATCTATCATTTTCTTATTGTGCCTTCGTTGCTGCTTCCTTGCTTCTGCTGCGTTACCTTTGCGTTTTTCATCTCCTTGAGTATCTTTTATTTGCTCATGGATTTCTGACAGAGTAGCCAAATCTAACTCTGCTCTGTACCAACCGCCAAGGCCATCGTATTTATCTACTAAGTCAGACGGCAAAACTCCCTTGTAGGAGGAACATAATGCGGGCGCTATACGCCCTATTAGTCCAAAGGGGCTGCGCCATCCTCGTCTCCCTCACCGCCGCCACGGACAAAGATAAATATGTCACGTAGTTCTTCGCTAGTAAGGGAGTTAGCATCAAAGCCTTCGGTAAGGATGCACTTAGGCACCAAATCTAAGATTTGTCCATTTGTTCCAGCGCCAAGTTCATCAAGGTGTATCATGAATTCTTCTGCTTGGGCTTCAGACCATTTCATTTGGTCAGTGCCAAAGTGTCGGAACTTCCTAAATGCTTTGGTCATCATAGCCTCAAACGGGAGTTTTTCTAACCCCGAGGCTTGTCTTACTTCTATTTCTATTTTTCCAAATTCAAACTTCTTTGTCTTTACTGGCATGTCTATCACACTTTACTATATCTCTTCGCAACATGGTTATGCACCTCACTGGTCTTCCCATATCACATAGACAATAACTTGGTTACTGTCTTTCTTTCTCTCAAACTCAAATTGGTATATTACGTCGCCATTAACATAAGTAGAGCCACGTAAGAGAGTCTGCAAATCGGCTGCTAAAGTAGCCGTTGTTGTTTCTAATTTTGTAACGGTTAGTTTGGTCTTGTCTCCAATCGCAATTCCGCCATTGTTTGCCACTTAAATCACCTCAAAGTGCCGAGTAAGCGGAAGAAGTTTGAATTCCTTTGTGGGAAATTTCTAACTGCTTTCCTGCCGGGTTGCTGCCCTGCACATCTACATAGGCTCGGTAATTAACTGACATTGTTTGAGTGTCACGACCACTTACATTGTAGCCTGTTGGTGCTTCGTATCTAACATCAAAAAGGGCGAGGCTAGTAGTGTTAGTACCATCAGTAAAAGTTGCGAGGATTGCGAATTCTGCTGCGCCACCATCTGGATTATCTTCATATCCGCCGTCAGCCAAAAGTTCTGTCATTAGAGGCTCACCTTGTTGGCCGCTAGGAAGAGAGCCGTTAATCATAGGTTGGTTGAACTCAATAGTTCCTGTTACTTCACGTCGCTGCATTGGAGGCTGACGAGTGTAAGTATCGTCTCCAAGAGCGCAAGCGTTGTCAGTATCTAGGTTAAGATTGATTTCCATTGAAAATGATTTTACAAATGCCGAAGCGGTGCCTGTGTTGTTGAACTTGACAGTAGCGTTCTTAAAGAACATTCCATCTAGTGCGGCACCATCGTATGATGGGCCGGAGTCTACTGCTGCTATGTTGCTTACATCAAAAGCCTTGCCATTAAAGGTAGCACTACACATAACATACTCGTTTAGGTTGGCGCTGATAGAAAGTCTTGTCAAACACATACCAGTGTATGTGTATTTCTTTTGTTCTCTTTGAACGATAATTCTGTAAGAGTCCAATGAACCAGTTCTATCATCACTCATTGTGTGAGTGCCGCTAGAATGTGAATCTTTACCCATAGCGGCATACATCATAAGGCCACTAAAGTCGTCTGCTTGTAAGACCCAATTAACATCTCCTTCGCTATACATTTTGCCTGTTTGGCTTTTTGTCATACCGTATTTTGAAATATCCATTCGGTCAAGAATTTCTAAATTTCCGATGATTGATTCGTCATCGACTTCTCCTATTTTTGCGGTTCCAAGGCTGCTGGCGCTACCATAGGCACTTTCCCTTTGGATTGCGACATACCTGTTCTCAAAGTTAGTCATGAATAACACTCCTTGCTTGTGTTAAGTTGTTTGCGTTATTTAAGACTTTCATCTGTGTAGCATGTTCAAACGTCTCATGTAGCGCATAACAAGGCGATGCACACACACAACATCATCATCATCCATCTTAGTGTTAAATTGCATCTCATAAGACACAATACTGTCAGAGTTTGCCTCTAATCCAGTCTTCTTATACAGTTCATCAAAACAATCACCTGCAATCTCAGCACCCATTCTGTAAGCGTTTATGTAGTTCGTGCCCCTCGTTGTGATAAATATCTCAACGTCAAACATTTGCACAATCCTTGAGCCAGTAAGTGTTTGGAACTCGGGAGAGTTAACATTGGTAAGGAAGACGTGGATTGATGGCGGTCTGATTCTTGATACCATAGAGTTAGATACATCGAAACCATAGACTATGGATGAATCGTCTACCATGTTTTTTAGATGCACTCTTTTACTATCTTTCAAAGTCTGCACCGTCTCAAAACCCATAGCAATCAACGTATCTTGTGTGAAGCCCGACAACGCTAGTTCATCGGGGGAATAAGCACCATTTTTTGTGACATACACGTTGTTCCAATCAATAGTGCCATTTGTGTTACCAAACTGTATTTTCTTTGTGCCGCTAGAGTCGTTTGTACCATTGACTTGTAAGTAATGGTTAGCGCCATCATCATCTTCTATTATTTCTCTCATGTATAGTGTGGCAACGCCAGCACTGGTAAGAGTCAATCTTAGCATTAGAGGAACAGGTATATCTTCTGCCATAGTTGGGTCTAAGTCCTCACTTGTTGCGGTTGTAGCACCTACAAGTTTTACTTTACCGCCAGTGGTCTTTTGTACCCTTACACTATGAGTACCATTATCTAAAAACATTATAGTTTCGTCATCATTAGGTGCTGATACATATTTGAAACAAGTTACTAATGTGTATTCATTTGTAGTCGGAGTGACATGATACACTTTATTGCTTACTCTCCAAGCACCTCCCGATGCTGACGGAGACCCTGCGCCAGTAGCAGTAAAGGCTTCGTTGTTTTCGTTTGCCAAGAGGCTAGTAGGGTTTTCTCCATTCATCCTACTTGTCCAAAACGTAACTCTATCTGCTATTGCCATTATTCCCAAGCCTCCTGTAATGCATCTGCTATTGCCTGTTCAAATTTAGGTTGCGCTCTTTTTTGAGTGTCTTTCAACCAATCAGTAGCAGGTATTCCGGGATGAGTAGGAGTTTTTCTCAAAGCATTAATAAATCCTTTACCGCTCCTAGTATCAATCTCCATTCCTTGAAAAGCGTATTTGTGAGGTGCCATTCCATCTTCTAGTATTTGCGCTAACTTACCGCCCCTAGAACCAGTAACACCACCTTCTTCTATTGGGTCAGAACCAAATGTAACCTTTGCTTCTTTGAAACTACCAGACTCAAAAGCAACCAAAGACTGTATAACTGTGTTGTAAATATCATTACCGCCCTTAGACTTTCCTTTGAGCATTTGTATTGTAGTGGATGCTTCTTTGTCTACAATATCTATCATAGCCTTTTGCATAATCTG